AAGCCCCTTTTTAGCCCCATGAAGGCCTGTTTCAACATTGACTAATGGCTAGGTAGCCTAGAGGAGTAAAAATGCCTTTAAAAATAGTTGTTACAGGTATTGACATTTTGTGTAGCATATGCTATAGTGGCTTGTTACAACAAAAGGAGTAAACATGCGTAACGAATTTGATAGATTTATTGAAAAAGTACAGAAAACTGATACTTGTTGGCTATGGCAAGCAGGCAAATATCGTGGGGGTTACGGTCATTTTAGGCGTTTAGTTGATGGGAAGTGGAAAATGGCTAAGTCTCATCGCTACAGTTACGAGTATTTCAAAGGAAGTATTCCATCAGGGTGTGTTATCTGTCACACATGCGACAATCCATCTTGTGTGAACCCTGAACATCTGTTTGCCGGAACACACAAAGAAAACTCGGACGATGCTACAAGGAAGGGAAGAAACAGATTCGGACGCAATCCTAAACATCGTCACTTAAGCAAAGAAATTGCAGATTTGATTAGGAAAGACCACAAAGAAGGTTTATCTTATGCTGAACTGCAAACGAAATACCAACAAAGCAAACAACAAATTTGTAGAGTTGTTTTAAACCAGATTTGGAAATGAAAGGCAGGGACGGAAAATTCATTGTATCGCTTGTGATAGGTTGTTGTCAGAATTTGAGGCAACAAGGAAAAACGCTATTACCGGAGACTACATCGACCTTTGTCGGGTATGCTTTGAGGATGTTAAGGGTTTATTTCCAGTGTTGGAGAGGAAAGACCTACTAACTCAGTCGGATTTAGACTTGGAAGGTGACGAAGATGTGCTAGACTCTAGGGAAACGGACACAGGGGATTGTAGAGACTATATAGACTATATAGTATCTAATGATACCTATGGAGATAGTGATACTTATAAGTAAAATACACTTTATAAGTAAATACACTATTAAAGATACCTTAAACATCTTATGTCATTAAAGAACTTTAAAGTAGAGGAACACACAAATGAAAATTGAAATTGATTACGAAACTGCCAATAATGTATTTTGTTCTGTCTTGAAGGAACAATATGATGGGTTGTCTCCCTACATTGGCAGGGTTCCCATGTTTTCAGGGGACAAAGAGGAAAACAAAAGGGAGTGTAAGCGTTACAGGGATGCCTTTAAGTTGGTAGCTGAATACAATGGTATTACTTTGAAAGGATTAAAGTATGAACGAACCAAAGAATAACTATGAATTTGAAGATCATTACATTGATGAATGGTGTTTCAAAGAGGAAGCCCACTACCACCACACAATTCAAGATGTAGCTGAGTTAATTTCTGTCTATGGATGGGAACAAGTGCTCAAGGACATCATTCATGCGGAGATCAAAGAATGAGCAGGAACGGAGGGGGTGTATGATCATGTCATTGTGTATTTTCGTATTAACTTTGTTGAAAGTGAGTCTCAAGTAATGAAACTATACGAATTGAACAAAGGGGATAACTTCAAGCTCTTAGAGGATGCAGCTATTCCTCCAGCAGCCCCTGAAGGGGATAAAAACAGCGTGTATACGTACAAGAAAGTCGATGGGATGTACGCCAACGTCCTAGATTCAGAGGGTACAGTACACTACTTTGCAGCGTGGACTGAGGTTGAGACAGTAGCATGAAAATTAAGACAGTCTTAGCACCGGGGGCACCTTGGTATCCCAAGGAAAAGAAGAAGAAGAACCCACACAAGTACAGGACTAAGCCGGGGAAATCAGACCCTGCACAGACAACAGACAACTTTTACAAGTGGTTGAAGAAGCAACAGGCCAAAGACAGAAAACTTATGAGGGAAAGACAGCAATGCGAGTCAATGTAATTTATGACCTAACAAATCCTACTGATGCTCACGCATATAAATGCTCACAGAGGGCCGTAGAAGCCTTCTATATGCTCGAATCGTTGCAGGATAGTATCGACCTATACATGGGCAAGAAAACAACGCCTGAGGCCTGTTTAGTTGATCTGTACGATACACTCTTGCGATGGAAGAAATCTAACCATGTCAGCTAAATTTTGGAGAAAGAGGCAAATTATGAGCAAGTCAAGTGATGGCGGTAAAGGTTCAAGCCCTCGCCCTTTTAGCGTATCTCAAGAGGAATACGATAAGCGTTGGGACGCAATATTCGGTAGAGACGTTGAAGAAGAAGACCCGCAGGAAGAACACGATGAGGATAGCTTGCAATGTCCTGCCTGTGGTGGTGTAGACACAATGTATCGTAGACCTCATTGGACATATAACCTGTGTGATCAATGCGGATACACTCAAAAGCTGGAAGTTGACGTATGATGACACAAGGTGAAATTCTACTTATGGCAAGACAGGTGGGTTATACTCCGTTTGAAGCCCTCAAATGGGAACAAGCATTAACAGACTTTGCCAAACTGGTAGCTGAAGCCGAAAGAGAGGCGTGTGCAAAGATTTGTGATGAACTGTCTAAAAAACATTCATGGGAAGGCTGTTATGCAAACGAATGTGCTGAAGCAATCCGATCACGAGGGGCTACATAATGAGTGCAGTTAAGATAGCTTCAAAGTTCCTAAAACACATACCATGTGAAGCCTGTGGCTCCTCAGACGGCAACAGTCTCTACGATGACGGGCATACGTACTGCCATGTGTGTCAAACCTATCAAAACGTAGGTAGTTATGAACAAGTACCGTACAAATCGAAAGTTAAACCTATGATTAGCAACAAAAGTGGTGAAATTAAGGCTATCCCAGATCGAGGGATTACACAGCAGACCTGTGAGGCCTATGGTGTACGACAAGGTGAAGGTAAACACTACTACCCTTATTTTGACAAAGATGGTAAGGAAGTAGCTGCTAAGGTACGTCATGTTGAACTGAAGAACTTTAACGTGGAGGGTAGCTGGTCACAGGCGGCCTTATTCGGTCAACAACTCTTCCAGAAAGGTGGGAAGTACATCACCCTCTGTGAAGGGGAACTAGACGCTCTAGCAGCCTATCAGATGACAGGATCTAAGTGGCCTGTTGTGTCTATCCGTAACGGTGCTTCAGCAGCCTTGAAGGACTGCAAGGCCAACTACGAATACCTTGATAGCTTTGATGCTATTGTGATCTGTTTTGATGCAGATGAGGCAGGGGTTAAAGCAGCCAATGAAGTAGCAGAACTCTTTGGCAGTAAGAGTAAGATTGTTAAACACTTGAAGGATTTTAAAGATGCTTGCGACTATCTCAGTAACGGACGAACAGCTGAATTTGTTAATCAATGGTGGAGAGCTGAAACTTTCGTGCCCGATGGAATTGTGGCAGCGTCTTCCCTATGGACAGCAGTCAACACTCCGGAACCAGCAGCTGAGGCTTTCTATCCATTCAAAGGACTCAACGACCTCCTATACGGCCTCAGAAAAGCAGAACTTATTACAGTCACTGCGGGAAGTGGATTGGGAAAGTCTCAATTCCTCAGAGAAATCCTTTTCAACATTCTTAAAACAACAGATTGGAACATCGGAGGAATGTTTCTGGAGGAGTCGGTACGAAAGACTGCTAGAAGTATTATGTCTCTCCATGCAAATAAAAAGTTGCACCTGCCCGACACACCAGTGTCAGAACAAGAACTGAAGGAGGCTTTCAATGCTACTCTTGGTACTGACCGTATCTTTTTGTTTGATCATTTCGGCTCCCTTGCTCTTGACAACGTGCTTAATCGTATTCGATACATGGCCAAGGCTTGCGATTGTCGTGTTATCTTTCTTGACCATATTAGCTTGCTTGTCAGTGGTATGGATGGGAATGACGATAGGAAAGCTATTGATGTATTGATGACTAAGTTACGTACTTTGGTGCAGGAACTTGAGATTACCCTTATCTGTGTTTCACACCTGAAACGACCTAACACCGACAAAGGCCATGAAGATGGTCAGGCAGTATCTCTGTCTCAGCTACGTGGCTCAGGCGCTATCGCTCAGTTGTCAGATGCAGTGATTACCTTGGAACGTAACTCTATGAGTCCTGATGCTAATATACGACATACTACTAAAGTAGCAGTTGCTAAGAACAGGTACAATGGTCTTACTGGCCCTGCTTGCTCGTTGAAGTATGACTTGGATACTGGTAGAATGTACGAAGTGACTATGGAGGAACTATGACAGAGATGCTCATTGTAGGTAGCACAGGCATTGGTTACGCTGTAGTTGGTGTACTCCAAGGGCTTAAAGGGGAATACAGTAACATGGCTATCTGGCTAGGTTACTCTATTGCACAGGTTGGTTTGTTTCTTAACCTTAAGTAACGAAGTTACGTGAAAGTAGGA